GCGTCTTTCAACGCCTGGTCGAGTGTGCTGCGCGACACGCCAAGCGCTGCCGCCGCCGCAATGATCGTCAGCGGCGGCTTTGCCCAGTCCGGCGCTGCCTCACCTGATTTATGTGCGACGGCTTTAGGCATATCTATGCGTTGACCGATACGACCGTGATCTGTGTGTCGGCGTAGGCGCGCACGACACGTGCGCGGGCCGCGTCTTTCGATTTCGCGGTCACAAGGTGCTGCACCTGGCTTTGATCTGCCTTCAGGATCTGGACGGTGTAGCGGTGTTTTCGGTTTGGCGGTTGCGCTGTTACAGTCATTGTCTCTCCCCTTTGTCTTTGGCAATCCACATGTCGATCAAGCCGCTGATCTTTGAAATCATCCCTTCGCCCCGAGTTCCTCTTCGCCCGCGATACACCCGCCAGATCATGGCCAGGTGATAGAGCTGCGCGCCCCGGTTGCGGGCCATCTTCCACCATTCCCGGCGGCACTGTGGCGAGCAAAACCGCTGGCCCGGTTTGATGCTTGTAGCGGGGCCATTGCAGTAGTCGCATCGCCCTGGGTGCAGCGGTTTAAGTGCTTCGACGTCGCCATGGTCCTTCAATCGCCCCCTGGCAGGTTTAGAGGCCGTTTCAGCGGGTGCATGACTCATGCTCTTACAGTTTTGCCCGGACAGTTTGGTTGCACCGTCCCGCGCGGACACCCGCAGTCGGGCCATTTCGGACACTCAAAAACGGGCAAGCAATCATCGGCCCCTTTCGGCGCACGGGGGCCGATCACGGCCCGATTGGTGATACCCCCGCGCGCCCCGGTTCGGGCTGGCCTGAACAGCCCTCGGATACGCGGCATCACGCGGAGCATTGCGCCGCCTCAGCGTCATTTGCTTCCAGGATGTTGCGAGCCGCTTTCAACCAGTTCTTGGGCAAGTCTTTGGCATCGTCAGCAAAGCAGGACACTTGCCACAGCGATATCTCAAAGAGCACTGGATTGTATTGCCGGGGATCATCCGGCACGGTCCAGACACCGTTGTTCTGGCACAGGTTTTTGATCTGTAGGAACTGGGTGTCCGTGGACATGACTTCGAGCCATTCGACGGTTGTGCGGATCCTGTCGATGTCCAAAAGAACGGTCCCTTATTGTGCCCTAAAATTGATCCCGCCATAACCGGCATGATCGGAGTTGTTTCGGATCGTGTTTGCAGGCGGATTCTTCGCCCACCTTTTTTCATCGTGTCTGGCCATGGCGCGCCGCTCTTCTGGCGTGGCGTGTTCACAGGTGATCGCGTGGTTTTCGCCTACCGACAGGATGAACCCAAGCTGCCCAGACCCGTGCCTGTTGTAGACGCGCCAGTACCGACCGCAGAAAGGACATTGGGCCTCTGTGTTCGACAGCTTGCTTATCCTGCGCTCATTTCGAAACTCAGCCTTCGCAGCACGATCTTTCGCCCGTTCAATGAGTTGTGCGTCAGTCAAAGCAGGCTTCCTTTATGTCTATGAGGCCATCGTCGCTATGGTCACTGCCGCGCCAAGAGGGTTGCCAGTGTCGCATTCGCGGTGGCCGTTTCGTGACACATGTGCTGCAACAGGCTTTCGATGCGCTCGATCGCGTCACGATCCACGGCGGCGCGGGCGTTGGCGATTTCCTCCGCGTGATTGCGCTGATCGGGAAACGGGTGTTTTGGGGCAATGCGTGCGGCCTTGCGATAGGCCATCAGTTCGCCACCCAGGTCCTGCAGGTACATGACAAGTTGGCCCTGTCGTTCGGCGCTGATCTCGCCCGATTGCCAAGATGGCTCGGGGGAAACCAATGCGTGCAACATCTGGTCAGTGACCAGTTCGTCAGGGGCGAGTGGTGAGCGCGACGTGAAATTGTGTGAACTAAGCATGAGCGCCTCCTATTTGGCGCCTATGCATAAGTCGAAAAAAATTCCAGTGTCAAACTAAAATTGGAATTTTTTTCGATTTTCTGAAATATTGGCTCTCACGCTAGGTGTGAACAGAGTGAGAACGTTATGCTGATGATTATGTGTAGGGGTTTAGACTGGCTGCATGAGAAGCTGCTTTTTAGCTATTGTGGAGCATTTGGCGTGTCAGTGGATCGGGCTTTTCAGTCGCCGCTGTTCAAGTTCTTGAGGATGGTTTCGCGCAGATGCTCTGGAAGCTCCGTCAAGCGCCCGCGAAAAATGTAATCCATACTCACGCCCCAGCGTTCTGCGATGGCAAAACCAGCTTCTGAGCGCAGTTGCTTTTCGCCGTCGGCAGTTTTTGTATAACTGCTCGGGTCTAGGCCGAAGCTATCTGCGAAGTCTTTGCGGCTCAGGTTCAGCGCTACGCGTAGCGCCTCAAGCCTCTTGCCGACACCAAGCATGTCAATTCGCGGCATGTTTTCTCGATTCCTCATACGCACAGATGGCCCCTAGATCGAAAAAAATTCCAGACTTTTTCTTTTCGACCGTTGACAGCTAGAAAAAATTTCTAGTATTGCCCGAATATGGAAAAAATTTCGAGCATCCGAGACTTGGTAAATCTTTGGCCCACCCGCTCTGAGTTAGCGCAGGATCTGATGTCGGTTTGTTTGTCATTGAAGATCTCACTCAAGGTAACGCCAGCGCAGGTTCACAAATGGGCTGAGAACGGTTCGATACCTTCTAAGTATCACTATCCAATGCTGATAGCTGGGCGAGACCGGGGTTTCGGCCTCACCGCTGACCTTATTGTCAGCTTGCATGCGCCGAAAAGAGACGCGGCATGAAAGAGCGCTCCGATCAGCCCCAAATCGTAGTGGTGTATGGCGATGGTGTATCATATCCACATGCTGACACAGTTCGGGCGATTGCTGATAGCGGACAAAGGTCCGCACATTTGGGCCGTTTGGAAAATGTGTCCGCACGAATGTCCGACAGCTTCCCGCATGCTGCGCATGCCGCCGTTTTGGGTCGTGGCGATTCGATCCCCGTCTACGATCCGCATCGCGTTCACCGTGAGTTTCCTGAGCGCTGGCAGGCCTACATCCGTGCCAACTATCGCAACCTCAACCATGTGCAGCAGGTGTTTGGTGTGTCTGAGCGCACCGCGCGCAAATGGTGGAAGGGCGAAACCGGCGCGAACGGCGGTCATGTCGCCATCGCGGTCAATGAGCATCCCGTGGCCGCGCCTCGCATGTTGTTCGCGGCGGAGTGATGGCAATGGTGGGATGCTCTTTTTTTTCACTCGACCGGACAAAAGTCCGGGCTTTTGTCCCCGGCAGAGCAAACCTGAGACAAGGTGTTGGCGATGCACCCCAAGCTTTCAGATCGCGAGAGCGCTTCTGCGCGACAGGGATCGAGTTCCCGGCTCATTCTTTCGAACTCTTTGCCCCCATTTGGATAGAGAGAGAGCAAGCGCGCGGCGACGAGTGCATTGTTTTCGCCGGGGATGCGCGGCGCGCGAGCCAGCGAAGCACCGCGGATGGCCGCGATGAATTCTGTATCCGGGGAAATAATGCAAATTCTGAGGACATCCGAAAGGGTGACTGCTTTGGCTTCGCCAAGCGCAAGGTTCCAGCCTTCGACAATCCCAAAGTAAGCTCCCTTGCGCAGTTCTTGCGTCATTTCGGGAAGGTCAGAGTTCCCCGTGAAAACGGCTTGAAGGTCCGTACAGCTCGGCGTCCATCCGTCAGTTTGGGCCAGTGCCACCCCGGGCAACATAGCCAAAGCGAAAATCAACCTCTTCATCCGAAAGCCCCAATTCTATTCGAAGGTTTCGGTGCTGACATGCATGGCCATCGCGCGAGACACCGACATGGTGGGGTTCTGGCGACACACGGCAACAATGCGGCGCGCCGCGTCGGGAAGCTTGCCGGGGATTGCAATACCGTTGGCTATCGCAATGCCGTCGATCAGTCCTTGCATGTAGGAGTAGGTGCGCTGAGTTGTTTCGACATCCTGGACCGAAATATCGACAAACGTCGCACAGTTCATTCGCATCGCAAGGCCGCTCAAGTCCGCCCACGCCATCCCCGGCATCATCGCCAGTCCCAAAATCAAACCACGCATTTTCACCCTTTCCGTCAGTCGCCATCACACAACCGTAGCGTGACATGGCGCTGCTGTCAGCCTGATCTGCCCCTGGTGCCAAGCCTATCTGATCTGTCCCTTCGGCACCGGGACACTGTTGCGGCGCGCGTCGGGGATGCCCGCGCGCCGCACTTTTTTGTTCGATCTTCAAAGCGCGTCGTCTGTTGGCGTGCTGGCCGCTTGTCCGGTGGGCGGCGTTCGAAGGCACACCGGATCCTTCCCTGTTGGAACTCGGACGGCGTCTTATCCCCGTCGCCCGTTTTTTCATGGGGGTGTGCGGCGTGACGGATGTTGTGGAGATTGGGCCTGTCACCCTGGTTCACGCGGACGCACAGGAGGTGTTGTCGGATTTCGTCGGGCACGCCGACATGTTGTGCACGGATCATCCGTATCGCCTGACATCGGGTGGACGTGGTGAAAGTGGCGACGGATCGATGTCGGGCATCTTCGACGCGGATGACTATGACAATTCCGGCGACCTGATGGCTATGGCGGAATGGAACAGGTCCGGCGGGCCGATCTATCGGGCGCTGAAGCCGAATGCCGACGCCTATGTCATGGTGAACGACAAGAACCTGATGTTGGCAATGGGTGCGTTTCAGGGGGCCGGGTTCAAGTTTCACAACCTGTTGGTGTGGGACAAGCACGGCCCGACCCCAAATCGCTGGTATATGAAGCACCTGGAATACGTTCTTTATCTTTGGAAGGGGCGCGCGCGTACCATCCAGAACGCCGGTTCCAAGCAACTCTTCCGGTGCGATCGACCGGGCAATGGCCACCACCCGACCGAAAAGCCGGTCGCGTTGATGCGGCACTATATCGAGAATTCCAGTGAACCCGGCGACGTGGTTCTGGACCCATACATGGGATCGGGAACCACGTTGGTTGCCGCGATGCAATCAGGGCGGCGTGGCCTTGGGATTGAGATTGACCGGGATCACTTTGAGACGGCTTGCCGCCGGGTGCGCGAGGCGATGTCATGACCCAGACGCCCGGCAGTCGTTTCCGCTTTCACGCATTGGCCGTCGCATGGTCGGCGCAGTATCGGCAGGTGTCCAATCGCGACCTGTTGCGCCTTGCTGTCCTAGCGTTTGAGGCGATCCCCTATGAGGGGGCGCATTACGGCGATGCGGTGAGAGACTTCCTGCATCTTGTGCTTGACGATCCGCAATCCGCCGGTCGGGCGCTGCAGCGCTTTGTCGAAGAGGTCACGCCGGGCGCTGTAGCACAACAGGTCGCGTTCGACTGGCAAGATCGAGCGGACGTTCGATGAGTTCGCGGGCTTCATACGCAACGGGCGCGCTGGTCGCGATCTGTGCTCATCTGAGCATGGCTACGATGCGTGATGAGAACTTCGACATGTGGGTCGGCATTCTCGGGGATGTCCTGCCCGACTGCAACAGGTGCCCCGAAGCGATGTTGCCGCTGCGCGCGGTCGCATCGCAGCTGGTCGACGCCGCGCCGGGGTCCGCGCGGGACACGGCATTCAGGGATTTGAGGCAGGAAACGCAGACCTATTACAGAATGGCTGCGGCCATGCGGCACGAGGTTTGGAAACGGGCACGAGGCATAGGCGATGACGGAAACGGTGGTTGAACCATCCTTTTTACAAGGTCAGCATTTTGATGGATTGAAACCATCCCGCGCCCCGGATTTTGTCATCGGATCTCAGGACGATCCATACCTGTTGCGGTGGTGGCTGATACCCCGCAACCCGTCTTTCAATATCTATTATCACCGCGTGTTGCGTGATGTTGACGACCGCGCTTTGCACGACCATCCCTGGCCCAGTTTTTCGGTTATGGTTCGAGGCGCTTTGCGGGAAATCACCGAAGATGGTGCGCGTATCATCCAGGCTGGCGGGTGCGTATTTCGCAGCCCGGAAATGGCGCATCGCCTTGAATTGGTCGATGGCCCTGCAGAAACCCTGTTTATCACTGGCCCGCGCGTGCGCGACTGGGGATTCCACTGTCCGAATGGGTGGGTTCATTGGCAGGATTTTGTTGCCGAGAATCCCGGCGAGATTGGACGCGGCTGTGGGGAAATGTCCTGATGCCGTATCCGCGCAAGCCCGGTGATCGCGTTCGCAAGTGGCGAAGGGATCACGATCTGTTGTTGATCGAAATGGCGAATGGAATGCGCGTTCGCACGTCTCAACTGTCTGGTTGGGAGACTGGACGGCTTCCTTGGATGCCGTCTCAAAAGCGGAAAGCGATCGTCTGGATGTCAAAGCAGCGCGGCCCACGACGGTCGTTACGGGATTTGGTGCTTCTAAAGCGCCTGGATCAAATGGCGCGTTGCCATCATTTGTTGATCAAGTTGGGTTGCAAATCATGACCGTCCAGGACGATCCCCGGCTGGTAGATGCCAAGTCAAAATCTGTCGAGCATGTGTTGGGCTTGCTCAAAATCACTGGTCTGCGCAGGACGCCCAACAAGCGTGAACTGTGCGGCCCCTGCCCAAAATGCGGTGTCGCAGGTCACAACCCCAAAAGCGGTCCGTCCGACCGTTTCAACATCAACCTGGCGACGGGTGCTTTCTTTTGCCGTCAATGCGATATTCGTGGTGGTGACGTGATTGCGCTTGTTCGCGCGGTGGAGGATTGCACCTTTCCCGACGCGCTCACCCTTCTTTGCGGTGAAAAGCCGAAAGAAGAAACCGAAGAACAGCGGCGCGACAGAGAGAAGCGCCAGCGCGACCTGAAAAAAGAGCTGAAACGGCAAGCTGACGAACGGGAACGGGCCGCAGAACGTTACCGCCGAAAAGCCGTTGCGGATGCCAGCGCAATCTGGCGACGGGCGCGGCCTAATCACCCGGGCGTCGTACATGCCTATCTGCGCGCGCGCGGGCTGGATCCTGATCTGTTGCCCGAAATGCCCGCGCTGCGGTTCCTTGTGGATCATCCTTACGTCAAAAAGCAGGGCCGGGACTATGTGACGATGCACCGGGGGCCGTGCATGATCGCCGGGATACTGAACGCCGATGGACACCTGACGGCGGTGCACCAGACCTGGCTTGATCAGACCCCGCCACATGGCAAAGCGCAGATCGTTTATGAGGGTCAATCCCAGACGGCGAAGCTGGTGCGCGGGTCAAAGAAGGGTGGTGCCATTCGCTTGCACACACCGCCGGGGCCCGACACGCTGGTGATGGGGGAGGGTATCGAAACTACCCTTACAGCCTTGATTGCGCGGCCTTTCGAGAATGCCGCCTATTGGGCCGGTATCGATCTGGGGAATATGGGCGGCATCATGCAAAAGATCCCCGGCACCCGCTATTCCGGGTTGCCCGACATGACGGACACAGAGGCGTTTGTGCCGCCAACCTGGGTTAAGCGGTTCGTCTACATCATGGATGGCGACAGCAACCCCAAGATGACCCGCGCCAAGCTGGAAAGCGGGATCAAACGTGCAATGGCCCTGCGGCCCGGACTGCGCGGACAGATTGTGCATGCGGGCGTGGGTGTCGATCTGAACGATTTGATCAACCCGGATGACGACGGGGGCGCGGATGCATGAACCCCGAGCCTACTACAACGAACACGATCCATATGCCGCTGCATGGCTTGAAAGACTTATCGCAGCCGGTGAAATCGCGCCCGGAGACGTGGATACACGCGACATCCTTGATGTGCGGCCGGCGGACCTTGACGGGTATACGCAGTGTCATTTCTTCGCGGGCATCGGCATCTGGTCCCGTGCCCTTCGCGAAGCCGGTTGGCCTGATGGTCGCCCGGTCTGGACCGGATCATGTCCCTGTCAACCTCTCAGCGCGGCGGGCGCTGGCCTTGGGTTTGACGATGACCGGCATTTGTTCCCCGGCTGGCATTGGCTCATCGAACAGCAACGCCCTGAAACTGTCTTTGGAGAACAGGTTGCAAGCGCTCTCGGACTGGACTGGGCCGACCTTGTACAAGCTGCAATGGAAGCGACGGATTACGTCTGCGGGTTTGTCGATACCTGCGCTGCGGGCTTCCGTTCATTCCACATCCGGCAAAGGCTCTACTTTGCAGCCGAAGATCAGCGACCTGCCGATGGTGGGCTGGGCAACTCCGACCGCAGCGTTTCAAATGGGGGATCCAGAAAAGCACCTGGAACGCAAGATCAGAGCTGCTGTGGCAAAGAACCCGCAGATTACGGATCTGTCAATGCAGGCCGCAGCCCTAGCGGGTTGGCCAACACCGATGGCGGGCACACCAGCACAGAACGGCAACAACGCAGCGGGCAACAACGACAGTCTGCGCAAGACGATCGATGTGGTGACGCAGATGTCGCAGCCGATCCGTCTGACGGCTACTGGCGAGACGCTGATTGGCTCTTCTGCCGGGATGGAAAGTGGCGGCCAGTTAGACCCGGCTCATTCCCGCTGGCTTATGAGAGTGCCGCCCGCATGGGACGCCTGCGCGCCTACGGAAACGCCATCGACCTTGCGCAAGCGACAGCTTTCATCCGCGCGTACATGGATCGCAACCTGGGCGGAACCGGAACCATCGCCGGTGATCTTTTCGAGTGGGGGATGTCGTGACTGACGGTCTGGACAAAGTCACGAAAGCCTTTGATGCCGCCGAGGATATCGCGCCGGATGATCGGGTGATGCTGCCTGGTGGCGATTGGGGTGGTGGCGGCGACGATGGCCCACCACCGGACCCCCGCACCCCGGATTTGCCATCGCCCGAAATGGATGGGGCCAAGTTTCCGCAGAACGATACAGGGAACGGGCAACGCTTTGCGCTCTACTGTGGCGATGATGCGATGTATGTGCCGCGCGTCGGCTGGCATGTGTGGGATGGCAAGCGCTGGAAACTGGACCCGGACGGGATTGCCGTTCGGCGGCATGCGCAGTCGATTCATGAAATGATCGATCGGGAAATCCCGCACCTGCAGTTGACCGGCGCGGAACAAAGCGCGGTTCAGCGGCTGCAGGAAATCCATTTCGACCTGAAAGACTTTGACCAGAATTATGCCGATCTGACCGATGAAGAGCGGGTGGAGAAGCGCCAGGGTCTGTTGTCGGAAAAGTCGCGCCTGAATTCCGCCCTGTGGGGCCGGGGATCGTCCCGTCAGAGGCACAAGACGTTTGCGCGATCGTCGGGCAACAGCAACGCCATCAAGAACATGCTGGCAGAGGCAATAACCAGCCTGCATCGCGACATCGAAGATCTGGATGCGGACCCGCTGACCATCAACACCGAAACCGGCCTGTTGAGGTTCACCGTGATTGACATGCGCGATGAGGGTGCTGGTAGACAGGCTGAAGTGACCCTTTTGGATCACGCGCGCGTCGCGTCGATAAAAGGCCGCAACCGCCCCCAGTACATCACCAAAATGATGCCCGTGGAATACGACCCGGATGCGACCTGCCCACGGTTTGATTCATTTCTAGAGCGTGTTCTGCCCGATCCAGAGGAACGCGCCTTTGTGCAGCGTTGGTTCGGGCTGAGCATGACGGCCCTGCCGATTCAAAAGTTCCTGTATTGCTACGGCATGGGCGCGAACGGCAAGTCCCTATTGGCCGGGTTGATGCGCCGCATGATGGGCGAGTATGCGACGATGGTGCGTATCGAAAGCCTGACGGGCAAGAATCGGAAATCCGGGTCTGACGCCACGCCGGATTTGATGCGTTTGATCGGCGCGCGGGCCGCAATCACAAACGAGCCTGAGGAAGGCGAGCGGCTGCAAGAACAAAAGGTCAAGGAAATGACCGGCGGCGACGAGATGCTGGTGCGCAACCTGCATTCGGATTTCGTGGCCTTCACACCCTATTTCAAGCTGACCTTCACCGGCAATCACAAGCTGGAAATTCGGGGCACGGATGACGGGATCTGGCGGCGTCCATTGCTGCTGCCGTTCAACGTGCAGATCCCCGAGGCCGAACGCGACGAAACGCTGGGCGATACACTCTTTGATGAAGAGCGATCCGGCATCCTGAATTGGATGGTTGATGGCTTGAAGGACTATCTTGAGGGTGGGTTGCAGGAACCGGCCAAGGTGCTGCAGGCGACAGAAGAGTATCGCAAAGACAGCGACCCGATCGGGGATTTCCTGGCTACCGCGTGCGAAATGGACGGCAGTAGCGATTTCCTATCGTCGCGGGACTTTACGCACGCCTGTTATCTGTATCTGTTGGAAAACACGCAACATTCCTGGCAACCGGGCAACCTGCAGCGCAAGCTGAAAGAGCGATCGGACAAGTATCACCACCCGGTCACCGGCAAGACATACAGCCGTCACAAGAGCAACGGCACCTGGGGATATACGGGTGTCAAGCTCACCTACAGCATGCGTGGCAAGCTGGACAATGCCCCGCGCGACGCAAAGGGCTTGCCCCAGTTGCGCACAGACGGCGGTGCGGACTCCGGGGAGTATCCGATATGATCTGCGCCACCCATTGCAAGCCGGATTTTCGGCACCATCGACCCCCAGGGGCAAGCAGCCCTTGACCGGCTGGGCGGCATATCCCACGGTCACCGCCGCCCGCACCCCGCACCCCTACACCCATCATCGAAGAAATTCGGGGCGGCTTTTCAAGTTCTGCCCCGAAACAGGGCACATCTTTTCGAAGCATCTGCCGCAAAAGGTTTCGCGTTTTCAATCGGATACACCCCCATCGGGGCGGATAGGGCAGATAGGGCAGAAAAATACGGGTTACACGTGTGCGCGTAGATTGGGGGGTGTGGGGGGTATTGTTCCCACACGTAAGTGGAAAAAACCTGCCCTATCTGCCCCGCGTGCCCCGCCGTGATCTTTTCCCATGTGTTTTCAGAGGTTTGCGGTTTGGTGTTCTGCGCCAAAGTTCTGCCCCGTGGTGCTGAGTTCTGCCCCTTGTGCCCCGCCTTTTCCCTCTGATTTCAACATGTCGTTTTTTCTTTCTTTCGAAACAACAAGATATAGAAAATAGAGGTGAGTGATGGGGACGAGAATTCCAAAAGCTTGGGAAACAAGCTGGGCGCAGGACGCTATGAAAGCGGAATTGGAAAGTCTGCCGTCCGGCGTGTTCCAATATGACGGACAAAGTAACTCGCCGTCTGGCGATGTGGTGTTCCTAGTCAATCGCGACGGGCTATGCCGCGCCGTCGATGCCAACCTGGTTCACACGGAACACTGGCGGGTTCAGGATGCCGTCGGTCGGGGTGCGGTGCCCGACGGTGTCAGTAAGGATATCGTTGCCGCCCCGGCCCGTGGCCCGGTTCGCGAGTTTAGGGAAGGGTATTGGGCAGGCGATGGTCTAAATGCCGAATGGCGGACAGAGCCCTACAGGTCGGGCTGTGCAGGTAAAGTTCGCGACATCTTTGATACGATGACAGACCAGGCGACGCGCCGGGGCGGCAAAGCGCCATTCGACGTGGTTCAGGTTCACGTTGCGCGTCAATACCGCGAATTGAACGAACGCGTGGCGAGCGCGGGCATCAAGTGTTCAAGGGCGTTCAATCCAGAGACGCGGGGAACGGGCAAGGTGGATTTCATGGATGCCTTTATGGCCGATACGCAAATACTGGCCTGGTATCATCGCCAAATTGGAACTGGCGTGGCGAAAAACACAAAGCGAAACCAGGAAGCGCGACAGGGCGATCAAGTGGTTGGCAGGATCGAAGTCCGGCTACATGGCCGCAAGCTGATCACAGTGCGCACATTGGTTGATGAAGTCTGCATCCACGAAAAGGCGCTGAGTGCGGTGTTACGCGCGCACGGCTGGCGAGATACGGGAAAAAACGTAAATGGGCTTCGCGACGCCCTGCGCGCAGCTCTGACGCGTATGGCGGGCTTCTAGCATTGGCCGAACCAAAAAGGGGATTGACATAAGGACGACCGGATGATTCTAAATACCTATCATCACAAATTGCGCCCGCAGGAAACTGCCGGGCGCTTTTTCGTTCACGGATTTGCGGGCGAACAGACACTTCCCCAGGTGGCGCGCGGCCTTGTGGACCGGTGATCGAACGCGGCGGGTGTTTGGCAGCGACCTGCCGCGTTCGATTGCCACAACAGAGGAAAGCCAAAATGTCAAAAGCCAAGTTCTGGATTGCCAGCAAAAACCATACAGCCAATCGCGTGCAGGGTCAGGCGGCTACCGCGACGGCTGTGGAATTGCGCCCCGTCGAAGGTGAGGCAGGGCCGTTCGCCGATGGTGATCGTATTCGCATCCATGTCACGGATCCTACATCTGTTGAGGCCATGCAGATCGGCGCGGAATACACGGTTACGCTGACCAAAGCGTAACCAACCTTGAATTGAGGGCATGCCCGGTGAAAACCATGATGCCCTACCCAACGCGAACCAGCATAGTGCCTTTGGGAATAGGCACCGGGCAGAAGGCGTTGGGCCGCTGCAGCGGAAATAGGTGGCATCAGCGCAGGCCACAAGCATGACTGCAGTCAAAGCCGTGCCCCCAACACGGCAGCGCTTATCATTCATAGCGAGGGCGCATCCCGTCGGGCCTTGGCTCGGATGCCAGTCAAGCGGCCAGTCAGTCGGCAGAGACCGCAGGCAAGTCAGTCCATCCTGATCGGGATAGGGTCGGATTGGCGCAACGAAAGAAACGCAGATGCAGATTACAAAGCCAAACGGAACGACGCGCGTTTGCGGTGAGGCTCAAGGATATCTTGGGTTGCCACTGCGCGATGGTGAACGGCTATGCGGTGTCGCGGGTGGGGCAGTGCCCACGATGACATCCGCATGGGTTCCAAGCCCAGAAGAACTGGCGGCACTCAACGCTGGCGCTGCCATCGAAGTAACGATCGACGGTGTCACACCGTCGCCCATGCTGGTGACCGTTGCGCCGGTTCCGGGCCAACACTGATGCCACGTCTTGCGTCCGTTGGTCCGCGCTTAGGGGCTTCGACCCTGCGTCTGGCATCCAAGCCAGACGCTAAGGCCACAGGTGCGCGACGGGCGAAGGGACCGAACAACACCGCAGCATGGCAAAAGCTGCGTCTTGAAATCCTGCGGCGCGATGCAGTGAGCATCAAGGACCATCCGCATTTGATGCCGTCGCACGTTCTGTTTCCCGATGACCCGTGGCTGTGGCCGCGTTGCCGCACAACAGGCGAATTTCTGGTTGGCAAGCATCCTGCGCCCAACAGCCCAGTGGCCGATCACATCATCCCACACCGTGGCGATCTGGCCCTGTTCTGGGATCCCGACAACATCCAGACCGTGTCGAAGCGTTGGCACGACAGTCAAAAGCAAAGCCTGGAAAAGAGCGGCTTGGCCTAGCCAAACCAAACACAGCGACGAAAGACGGGGGGGGGTGCAAAAGTTTGGCGCCCTCATTCGCCTAGACCCGCGTGTGTCTCATTGGGAGAATTTTTTTTCGTGAACCCGAAATTTGACCTTCTTGGTGACCCTATCCCGGATAACTACGGGAAAGCCGGTGCCAACGGTCATATTGCGACTGCTGAAAACATCAATAAAGTCAGGTTGTTACTGATCGCAGGTATGGACAAAAAGGACATTGCCGCCGAGTTAGGTATTTCGCAGCCGACTTTGACGAAGCATTATTTTCAGTCTGGGTGCAAAGCTGTGAAAGACGCGCGCCGCCGTGCCTTGGCCGATGAACGGGCGAAAAACTTGTTGCGCCTGGATAAGGCTGCAGAAAAGGGCAACGTCACGGCGATCAAGGAACTGAACGCGGTTCTGTCGGCTGAGGCGATGAAGGACCGGGCGAGGGATGCTGCGGGCGATGGTGACCAGCCTGCACCGCGCAAGGCATCAACGGGTCCGACCGGGAAGAAAGATCAACAGATCGCCCAGGCGCAACAGGCGCTGTTGGATGATGACATGCTGAATCCCAAGGTGCATTGATGGCTGATCTGTCACCAGGCCAGTTTGATGAATGGAGCACCGCCGTTCCCGATTGGGCGGAGCGGATCATGTCCGGGAAACCTCTGTTTCCAGATCTGCCGTTGCATGACGCGTATGCCGAAAAAGCTCTGAACATCTTCAAATCCCTGCGCGCGCCCGATCTGGAGGGATTCCCGACCTATGGCGAGATTTGCGACGAATGGGTGTTTGGCCTGGTTCGTGTCATTTTCGGCAGTTACGATCCTGACTTGAAAAAGCGCTACCTGCGCGAATTCTTCGTTATGATCCCGAAAAAGAACGGCAAGACGGCGATCGCAGCCGCGATCATCGTGACGGCTTGCATTCTCAATATCAGTCCGGCGGCGGAGTTCATTTTGATCGCCCCGTCAATCTCGCAGGCAAAGAACGCGTTTGACCAGGCGTGCGGCATCATCTTGCGCACCGAACGGATCACCGATCTGTTTTCCGAGCCGAAAGACACGACGCGTACCATCAAAAACCTGAACCCGGACATCCCGTCCAAGATCATGATCAAAGCGGCTGACGCCGATATCATCACCGGGGCCAAAAACGCGACCATCCTTGTCGATGAAACGCATGTCTTCGCGGGTAAACCGGCGGCAAAGGGGGTCTTTGTTGAAATTAGAGGGGCGCACTCGCATCCGCAGAACAAGCACTTTTTGCTGCAGATCACGACGCAATCCAAAAAGACCCCTGTGGGCGTTTACAAAAGCGAATTGCAAACGGCGCGCAGGGTGCGGGATGGCAAGTTGAAGCGCCCGATGCTTGCGCTGATCTATGAACTGCCGGGGCATGTGATCAAAAACGGCGGTTGGAAGAACGAAGACACATGGGCCTTGGTCAATCCGCACCTAAACCGCAGCGTGTCCTATGACTTTCTGCGGGATGAACTGACCAAGGCCGAGGATGAAGGCGAGGAAACGCTTTCGTTGGTGGCCAGTCAGCATTTTAACGTCGAGATCGGCACCGCCCAGGGCGACGATGGATGGCGCGCGCGGGCCTATTGGGATGGCGCGGTTGATACAACACTTACCCTAGAAGACCTGATCCGCCGATCTGAGGTCATTACCGTCGGGGTCGATGGTGGCGGCGATGACGACCTGTGTGGCCTTGTGGTCCTGGGCAAGGAAATTGAAACAGGGCGCTGGTTGGGCTGGTGCCGGGCCTGGTGTCAGCCCGAGGTGTTGAAGTTGCGCAAGTCGATCGCCCCGTCGCTTGAGACCTTCGAAAAAGATGGCGACCTTGTCATCTGCAAGACCGCGTTTCAGCACGTGGAAGAGATTGTCGAATTGATCGGTGACCTGCGCGAGACGGGCAAGATGCCAGAGGAAGAGGGCGTGGGGTTGGATGTCGCGGGCCTTCCTGAGTTGTTGACCGAATTGGAAATCGCAGGACATGAACAGCCGTTTGTGACCGGCGTCGCCCAGGGCTGGGCGCTGCAGACGTCGATTAAGTCGATCCCGTTGCGCCTCAAGTCAAAGATTATGCGGATTGCGGAACAGGCGATCTTCTCCTGGTCAGTCGGCAATGCCCGCGTCGAACTGAAACGGTCCAACCAATACATCACTAAGGAACTGGCGGGCGCGGCCAAGGTCGATGTTGTGATCGGGCTTTTGAACGCGGCTCAGTTGATGCTGAAAAACCCCGAACCGTCGGGCATGGGATCAATGCTTTTGGATAGTGAAGGGGTTCTGGTCTGATGCTGGGCTTTCTGCAACGCAAATCTGGAATCGACGCCAAGATCCTAGATGCGATCGATAGCGGCATCGCCAGCGGCGGTTCATCCATCAAGGTTTCAACTCAGCAAGCCATTGGCGTGATGGCTGTGTTTGCGGCTGTCCGGGTGATTTCAGAGGATGTGGCCAAGCTTCCCGCGAAGTTAAAGCGGGTAACTGAGAACGGCAGCGAAACAGCATCCGCTGAACCAGAACACATGATCTTGAGCCGAATAGGCCGGGTTGCGACGGATATCGACGAAGGCTTCACCGCCATGGAGTGGATCGAAGCGGTTGTTGCAAACGCGGCCCTGCATGGCTGGGGGGTTGTGTATTTGAACCGTGTGGCGGGGAAGGCGCGCGAGGTAGTGCCAATCAAACACGGGCATTGGACCGAACAGAACGGCAAGTGGCAGGTTCGCTGGCGGAATGACCGGTGGGAGCCTGTCGACCGTTCAAATCTCATGGTGTTGCGTGGTCCTCAATTGGGCCTGGACATCACACAAACCGCACGGCAAGCGATCGACCTGGCGCGGCGGTTGGATTTGATGATGACCAGCCTTGCGCGAAAAGCAGGGCGGCCCAACGGCATTATCAGTTCTGAAAAGCTGAACAGCGTCGAAAAAGCGAAGGCTTTTGTGGACCGGATCAAAAGGTATTTCGGCCCATCAGGCGATGGTGGGGTGATGCCGTTGGATTTGGGCGAATTGTGGTACACGCGCCTAAGCCTGACGCCGGAGGAGCTACAGCAAGATCAGACTTACGCGCGTGTCGTGACACAAATCGCCAGTGCGTATCGGGTGCAGCCGTCGCGGTTGATGCACGCCCTGACCGACCACAACAACGCCAGCCTTTACAGCTCAAACCGGTTGCATGTTGAAGACTGCGTTCAGCCCTGGACGAAGCGGTTTCGGCAGACCTTTGACAAGGATGTGCTTGGTGAAAGACGCCTGGGGGAGGGTTTTTACTGCGACATCGCCCTGCAGGGGCTTTTGCAGGGCGATCCCGAGGCGCGGGCCAAGCTTTACATGGTGTTGCGGACAGTTGGCGCGATGTCGCCGCTGACCGTCGCCAAACTGGAAGACTTGCCGACGACAGAGATCAGCAATGATCCGGCATTCCCGCTTTTGACCAACCCCAGCCCGAAAGAGGATGGCGACGATGAAGACTGATCAGCTTGCCCCGATGGAACGCAAATCGGCAGCCGAAGTAACAGAAGGCGTTGTGGTCCCCGAAATCAAAGCCGCCAAAAACGGCACGATCGAAGGGTATGGCGCGGTGTTCAGCACCTTGGATACCGGCGGGGACATCATTTTGCCTGGAGCATTTGCGGAATCCTTGGCCAAAAACCCAACGGTCAAAATGTTGTGGCAGCACGATCCTCATCGGCCAATCGGGGTGTGGGACGAAGTCAAAGAGGATGAGAAGGGGCTTTACGTAAAAGGCCGGATCCTTGGTGATGTCGAAAAAGGCAAGGAGGCTTTGGCGCTGATCAGCGCAGGCGCAATGGACGGCCTGTCGATCGGCTATCGCACGATCAAAGCGTCTCGCGATGCCCAAGGCAACCGCCTTTTGGAGCAAGTGGAGATTTGGGAAGTATCCACTGTGACGTTTCCCATGAATACCGTTGCAAAAATCGACGCGGTAAAGGCCGCTGCGATGGAACAGCGGGAATTTGAGCGCAAATTGGGTGAGGGATTCCCCATGTCGCGCTCTGTTGTCGCCGCGTTGATGCGTGACGGCTTCAAAGGTGTTCAGGCCCTGAGCGACTCGGGTGATGAAGACTATTCCGAACTGTTGGATGTCATTCACGCATCCAGCTTAATCGAACATCTGTAAATCCGGGAGACCGACATGGCGACTATTGCCGAGGTCAAGCAGGCGCTTGACGAAAAACTGACCATTGTGGACACGCTGCGCAAAGAGCACGACCACCTGAAAGACGATTACGTCAGCAAAGAGGCCTATGCAAAGCTGGAAGCGCTGGTGGCCGACGCGTCGAAGAAGCTGACAGACGTGCAAGCGGAGCACAAAAAAGAGCTTAAGGAGGCCAAGGAACTGGCCGAAGAGGCGTCTTTGAAGGCGGGCCGTCGAAGTTCTGCCGACGATGGCGATGAACCCGACGAAGCACAGGTTGAGCACAAGTCGGCGTTCCAACACTATCTGCGCCACCGCCAAGATCCTGACGCCATCAAAGCGGTTCGGGATGCCGAAGAAAAAGCGCTTGGGTCTGCCACGGGCAGCGGTGGCGGGGTGGCGGTGCCTACGCTTCTGGACGCCGAAATCAGCCGCAAGACATCCGATGAAAGCATCATGCGCGGCGTCGTGCGGACGATCCAGGTCGGATCGCCGGATTACAAGAAGCTGGTGAACAAAGGTGGCGCTGGCTATGGCTGGGCTGGCACTGGTGATACCCGAAACAACACCGCAAATTCGGGCTATTATCTGTCGGAACCCACGACTGGCACGATCTATGCCTATCCTGAATATCCAGAAGAGACATTGGACGATGTTTTCTTCGATCTGGAGGGCGAAGTCGTTCTGGATGTTGGCGAAGCTTTTGCCGAAGGCTTCGACACCGCCGTTGTGGGAGGGACGGGTACAAAGATGCCGACCGGTCTGCTTGCGACACCGCCGGTCGCGGATGAAGATGGCGCGCGTGCTGACATGGTGTTTCAGTTTCTGGCGTCCGGTGCGGCTGCAGGCATCGGTGATGGCACACAGTTGATCAATCTGGTCTACAAACTGCGCCGCAAGTATCGTCGCAATGCGTCCTGGTTGATGAACGATCTGTCTGCCGCCGCCGTACGCGTTCTCAAGGACAACGAAGGCCGCTTTCTTTGGCAGGACGGCTTGATCATGGGTCAGCCTGATCGCCTTCTGGGCTACCGCGTGGAACCTGTCGACGCGATGCCCGACATCGCGGCCAACGCAACGCCTATCGGTTTCGGGGACTGGAAGAAATCCTACACCGCGATCGAGTTGCACGGCACGCGCATCACCAAAGACGAAATCACCGAACCTGGCATGGTAAAATGGCATATTCGTCGCCGGGTTGGTGGCAAAACCACCGACGATGACGCCGCCAAATTCCTGAAATGCGCCGCGTAACCGGCCCATTTTGACCATCCAAACCACGGCCCGCGCAGCGTGATCGCTTCGCGGGCTTTTTCTTGAGGATATGACATGAAAATCAACCCCATTCTGCCCTTTAAAGCCGTTGTTCCAGGCAGTGCATACCCGAAGGTGTTCACGCCGGATGATGAAATGACGCCCAATTCGGTTGCCGCAAAAGCGGCGTATGATTTGGGCTGTCTGAGCGACGAAGATCGTTTGACCGTTGCCGAAGCGCAGGGCCTGTTGTCTGCCGATGAAAAGGCTGACGCCAAGGCCAAGGAAGAGGCTGACGCCAAGGCGAAAGAAGAGGCTGACGCCAAGGCCAAGGAAGAGGCTGACGCCAAGGCCAAGAAAGAGGCTGACGCCAAGGCCAAGAAAGAGGCTGACGCCAAGGCCAAGAAAGAGGCTGACGCCAAGGCCAAGAAAG